TTTACGAATGGGGCTTCGATCATCCGTGAACTAAATCTAAAATTTTAGGTGAGTTTCCCGATACTTCAGACGATACAATTATAGGCTATGGCTCCCTCATGAAAGCGTTTAACCGAGAGGTTACAATTGAGCAGGACGACCATAGATATATAGGCGTAGACGTTGCCCGTTTCGGAGACGATACGACCGTGATAACCGAGCTTATCGGCAGTAAATGGCAGTCGTGGAAAAAGGTAGGAAAGAAGCGTAATACGGAGGTAGCGGGTTTAGTTATCAATATGGTAAATGAGTTTACGGACTTTAGAAAAACATATATCCAAGTCGATGCGACGGGGGTCGGCTCAGGAGTAGTCGATATTTTAACTGAGCATTTCGACGATAACAAAATGACGTTCCCTGTATGGGTTAACGAGATCCATTTCGGTCAAGGGGCGGAGAATGAGAGCGACGATAAAGAAGAGGAAACGAAAGCTAAAAAAGTTTACTTAAACCTTAAAGCTAAAATGTTTGACAAACTAAACGACGACCTTTTTAACCATTTAGAAATCCCCTCCGAAGAGGTTTACGAGGACGAGCTTACTACCCTACTTTATAAATTCAATCGTCAGGGTAAAATGCAAATGCAATCTAAAGAAGAGTATAAAAAGATAATGGGCTTCTCTCCCGATCATGCGGACTCGTTAGCTTTAGCTAACTGGGGGAGATACTGCGAGGATCATTACGGATCTTTCTCAGACATACAAACGCCTGAGTCTCAAGATACATTTTCAAATTATAAAAGAAATATGGACGATCATAGAAAACGCCGAGTAACGGGTAAGGAGTGGTAACGAATGAGTAACGATGACATGGACTGGTTAAAGAAAGAAGAACCTAAAAAACATTTTTACGAAATGAAAGAGCGCTACTACTGCGGACCTTTTTGGTTTCCCCGCTTCTTAATACGTACCTTATCGAAAGATTTTAATCTCGCATGCCAAGTACATGACGAAAACTATATGAGGCAAAACCTAACACGCGCTCAAGCGGACAGAATGTTTTTAGAAATGATGCTAGAAAATAACCCCGCTAAGAAAAAAGAAGCCTATACCTTTTATTTTTTAGTACGCGGGTATGGAATTACTTCATGGTTTATTATTAGACCTTGGCATAATGTGAAAGCTGGCGGTAGAAGAACTAGGCGAGTAATAACTGCCCCGTTTAGATGGGTGCGCAGGAGGTTATAATGATGTTTTACAAGATCATATTGATGGGGGGAATTAGATGTTTGACGAAGATCCAAGAGCAGTAGAATGTAGAGATTGTTATGAATATGAAAATCATAGAGTAGAATTATGTGAAACAATAGAAAGACTCGAAAAGAAAATTGAGATTTATGAGAAGGCGTTAAGTGAGATAGGCGAGGATACTTACGAACCTAATTCATGGACTATTTACAAATCAGTAATAGCCAAAGTAGCCATAAAAGCATTGGAAGAAGGGAATGAGTTATGAGGTTTAAAAAGAAGCCTATCGAAATAAAGGCTATAAAATTTCTAGGTGAAGATGGTATGTTTGATTGGTTAAAAACATGTGGGATAAAATTACCCAAAACGCACAGAGTTGGTAAATTTTGGAATAAGCTGCACGACACTGAATTAGAAGTTCAATATGGTGATTGGATTGTTTTTCATGACCTAGATGATATTTACCCGATCAAGGATAAAGTGTTAAAGAGAGATTTTATTGCACTGTAATTATACTCTATAAAGTATATTCTTAAATTATACTCCGTAGCGTATAATTGTGATGAAAAGGCAAAAATGAAACCAACAATACTAGTCTGGTATCACATACCAACAGAACAAATAATAACTGCATGGGATATTGACTGTGCTTTTTATTCCATAGCTAATCTTAGACGGGATCAACTTTTACTTCTTGGGGAATTATGAAAAAACTAGTAACGATTGCTATAAAGTAAACTCAATACCATTTATAATAAATACTCCGTCGTTTTCCTCGGCGGTATACTCTTCGTAAAACGCCTCTACCTCAAAATTTATAAACTCCATAACTCCCCCGACGGTACACTCTGAGTCGCTAAAGGAGATTTCAGTTACCTCTATACGATCCTCCATTATTTCTATTTTATAGTCCATACCGTCGTTACACTCTGAGCGGTAGTCTGCTATGTCTAGACGAATACCTTCTACCTCCTCAGCGACAAAACTTTTAGCTACGGGGGCGGGAGTATTGTTTTCCTCCATGGCGTCTTTAGCCTCTTCTTTCTCGCAGCTAATAAAAATAGTTAAAATTAAAAGTAGTAATAGTTTCATACGTCCCCCTGTTTTAATTATTATATACCAAAAAGGGCGTTAACCGTAATACGGCTAGTTATGTCGCACTAAATAAGATCTTAAGAGGAAAAGTGCCAAGTAAAGTAGGCACTGCATTATAAGAGCCTGATTTTATAAGTCAAGTAATTGTCAAAGGTTTTGACATAATGTAATATTTTCATTCTAATTTAGACATAACAAATTAAGGTCGGGGGTTTTAGTGCCTATTGATAATACGATAAAAGTTAAATCGGATACTGCGAAAGAGAAAATTGACGTACAGTTTTCTGCTCAAGGTAAATCGGGTACGTTATACTCCTCTCTCATTTTAGACGAGGACCACATAAGAGAGCTTCAAGGTCCTGAAGGTCATGAAATCTATGCTAAGATGCTTCGCTCTGACACTCAAGTTAGGAAAGTATATTACGCCCTATCTAACCCTATAAAGTCCGCTTTATGGGATATCGAACCCGCCTCGTCAGAGAAAAAAGACGTAGAAGCCGCTGCCTTAATTAAGCATATACTCTTTAATGATTTACCTAGAGGTTTTAAAGCTAAGTTAGACGAGATACTAACTTTCCCTTTTCACGGGTATGCTGCTTTTGAGGTTATATTTCAAAATAGAGAAGACGCGGTTAATGGTCAATATACGGGACTAAAAAACCTAGCTTTTAGAGATCAGAAAACTCTAGTCGAGTGGCGTTTTAACCGAGACGACGAAACTCTAGAAGAGGTACACCAAAAACAAATAGGGGACCTCTACGTAGATACTTGGATTAAAGGGGAAAACCTTTTAATATTTTATAACGAAAAAAAGGGCTCTGATCTAGGCTTCGCTATGCTCAGAGTAATGTATGGCCCATACAAAAGAAAACTATTAGCTAAACAATTACAAATGATAGGGTGCGAGAGATCCGCCCTACCTATACCTAAATTAATGATGCCAAAAAATATAAAGATCGGATCAGACGAATACAGCGCAGCGGTTAGGCAATTAGAAAACTACACCAATGCAGAAAACGCATATTTTCTTTTCCCTGAAGGGTATGACTTAGATTTCGATAACACTAACTCTTTCGATCCTTCTAAAATTCAAACGGTAATTAAGGCAGAAAACGAAGACATGATGAGCGCGGTCCTAGCTACATTTTTAGAAATGGGTATAGGCGGAAACTCAGGTAATCAAGCTGCCACTGAGACTTTAGCAGACTTTTACACTAAAGGTATTACTTACCTAGCGGACGGTATTAAGGACACGATTAACGACGTCCTTATACCTAAATTATGCGAGCTAAACTTCGGTACGACCCTAGAAGCTTTACCTAAGCTTACCTATGCGGGTATCACTGAGGACGCGGGGAAAGAGATAATGGAAATTATCACGGGCTACACTGCGGCGGGCGTTGTAACGATAGACGAGCAGCTAGAAGACTATGCTAGAAAAGTACACGATATGCCTAAGAAAGCTGAAGGGGAAATGCTAGACAATCGGGAGGCGGAAAATGACGAGAATAGTGATATCTCTAATAATGATCCTAATACTAATGACCCTGATAACGGAAAACCTGAAGACGTAGAGCTTAGCTCTAAAAAAGATAAAACCCCTAGAGGGGTCATTAATAAAGCGTCAGAGGTTATAAACGAAACCATTAAAGAAACCCTAACTTTTTCAGCGAATAAATATATAAACGACGTCATAGCTAAGTATAAAAATTTACCTGAAGGTAAAAAGCAAAAAGCTACAGATAAAATAGTTATGGCCGGAAAAAATAAACTTAAAAAAGCGCTTAAGCTTGAGCTTAATTTGACGGCAGTGGGAGCATTGGACATGGTCAAAAAAGAGGCGCCGGTACGAGGGGACGTAAAACTCTCCTCTAAGCCGCTCGATCTTTTACGAGTAGATTTCCTATGCAAAAATAAAGACGTCTTAAATTTTGCTGATAGCGATACGCTACCGGCGCATATAAGAATTTTAACTGCTAAGCAATCTGAGCTTATAGCTGAGGATCAGATAAGCGACTTAGAGACTACTTTATCATTTCAGTATTCTAATTCTGAGTTAAATACAAATGACTATAATGTTATTAAAGGCGATATGGAAAAAGCCGCCGATAATCATATTAATTCAGGAGCTAGAAAAGTAGTAGGGGTAAACACTGCCTCGACTATAGTAAATGAAACTAGAAATACATGGTTTTTTGCTACCGAAGTAATAGAAACTATACACTCATTTACATTTGTAAATATTTCTCCGGTTACCCCTATCTGTAAAGAGTTAGCGGGTACGGTTTTTGCCACTGGGGACGCTGCCAGTTTAACGTTTACTCCTCCACTGCATCATAATTCTGTACTGCATCATAGTTTAATCAGTACAGATAAAGGGCAGAAACAAATAAAAGATATTAAAATAGGTGATATGGTTTTAACCCACAAAGGGCGTTTCTGTGAAGTATACGATGTCATGGACAGGTACGAGGATAAGCACTATTTTGAAATGGAGCTAGAAAACGGAAAAACACTCTGTATAAGTGCAGAGCATCCGGTACTAACTTCGAATAGAGGTTGGAAACGCGTAGATGAGTTATTATTAGAAGATGATATTGTTTGTATAGAGGACGTCACGGATGTATAAAGAGTCGCTTAAAAATCTTTTATTAATCCTAAGAGTTTTGATATTAAATTCTCGGAGTAGTATAGCGTCTCTTTTTTCTGCAAATGACCTCCTCTCAACCCCCCATTTGTCTGTACTATCTATTTCGATAGCTAAGTTTAGATCAGGGATAAAGAAATCGAGGTTAAATTTACCTACAGGTCTTTGCATTTCAAAACTAACCCCTACGGATAAAAGAATATCACGGAAAACTTTCTCCTGCGGGAGTAGCTTTTTTACAAAGGTCTTAGATATAGTTACCGCCCGTTTTTCAGCGGCGCCCTTAACTCTTATAGCGTTTTTATTAGTCATTCTCTCGCTATGCGCTTTTGAAAATTCACATGTATTTTTATCGCGCCCGAAATTCCAATGGTTTTCACCTTTGTTTTTTGTCAGTGCGACCGCGTCTTTATGGCTCCTCGTCTTGATACCCATTCTATGCGTAATGGAACTTATGACCTGCCTAGACTCCCCACACTCCAAAGATAAGGCGTTAAGGGACTTACCGTTTTTAAAATGTAGCTCGCTAATAACTTTTTCAAAGGGCATATTAAAATATTTTTCGACTCTATTTTTTACCGTGTCTTTCATGGCGGAAACTTACACTAGGAAACACCAATGGCAAAAATAAAAAGAATAACTAGGAAAAGAATACATACCGAAACGTTAATGAATTTAGCAGTTAAAGAAGACGAGAGCTTTGTAGCTAACGAGATAGTAGTACATAACTGTAAATCATATTTAAGGGCTAATTTAAAAAGCTCTAAAAATTTACCGGAAATATCAAGCTTGAGCCCTACAGCTAAAGCTAAAGAAAGTATAACTTTATAAGGAAAACGATATGGCATTTATTAGATCAGAGTTAATGCATCAACAAATATTAGACGCTGAGGCGGACATTAACGAATTTTTAAGGTCAAATGATATCGACGATAGTTTTATGATACAAGCTTTTGAGCTTAGTAAAGAAGTTTTCGCCGATGAGTCAGAAGCTATCGAGTACATAGAGTCGAGAGGTTACTTTTCCGAAGACGTAGAGGTTACTGAAGATAAATTTATTTTTAATGTTAGAGAAGTAGGACAATTTAAGTCTGACCTTCTAAGAATAGAAACTAGAAGAGGCGTAGAAATTTTAGTAGGTGAGCTTAGACCTGTAGAGATCTTTACAGATAGCGAGATACAATTTTCTGAGACTGCTACGGAGTGGTCTATTAAGCCTATAGATATTAAAAATTTTTCTAGTAAGTCCCCACTGGTAATAGAGGTAGCTAAAGTAGTAGACGGACATCATCCGAGATATGGGGACGTATCAATTACCGAAGACGATTTAAAGAGTATGGAGCGTAATTTTAAAGAGAAAGTTACGGGAGTAGATCTTAGCATAAATAAGGACCACGAAAAAGTAGAGGCGCTTGGATGGTTTAAAGACCTTTTTCTATCGTTTGATGGAAAGACGTTACTTGCAGAGGTTTCATGGTGCCCTAAAGGAGTTTCCGTTTTAAAGGATAAAAGCTTCAGGTACTTTTCCCCCGAGTTTTCTTTTAATTATGAGCATCCTCATAATGGCACTAAACATGGCGCCACTTTAACAGGAGGGGCGTTAACTAATTACCCTTTCCTTAAAATGGACGCTATTACGGAGCTAAATAATAAAACAATTAACGGAGGCATTAAAGTGAATACTATTGATTTAAAAGTACACGAAGACAAAATGCTCGACCTAAACTCTAAGATCACTACTTTAGAGTCTGACGCTGAAAAAGCTAAGACGACTATCGAGGGTCTTACGAGTTCTAACGTAGAGCTGAGTGAAAAAATCACTAAAATGGACGAGGCTAAAGCTTTAGAAGAAAAAGAAGCTAAGCACGAAAAACTTTTTAGCGACGGTAAGATTAATAAAACTCAATTGGATATGTTAAAAGAAGGTAAAACTTTCGAAGACATTATGGAGTTTAACGGTAAGCTTCATGTTGAAGCGGACGGGTCCGACAATGACGGGAAAACCGAAGACGTTAGCGAGAAACTAACTGAAGACGAGAGAGCCTTTTGTCTTAAATTCGGTACGTCTGAAGAGGACTACATTAAGTATAACAAATAATTTTTAACGAGGTAAATTATGACTGCAATGACAGACAATAGATTAGCTCCTGAAAAAGAAGGTCGTTTAGTAGAAATGGCAGTGAAAACAGGAGAGAGTATTTTTAGCAACGCTCTAGTAATGGTAGAAGCCGTTGCCGTAGGAGTACTACCTGCCGCCGCCTCAGCGGGCGCACGTTTCGCAGGTATCGCTTACGAGGATAACAAAGACGGCGCTACTGTAATACGTGTACAGAGAGCAGGATCTTTTCCTATGAATGGTGCGGGTTTCGCAGTGGCGGACCTTCTTAAACCTGTATACGCTTCAGACGATCAAACAGTTAGTACTACTCAAGCTACTAACGAGTTAGAAGTCGGAGTTATTACAGAAATTCTTTCGGCTACCGAAGTAATGGTAGACCTTAAGAGATATTAATCTTTAACTTTACGGAGTAAATAATGGGTAGAGTAGTAAAACAAAAGACATTAGAAAAAGGTCTACGCGCCGATTTCATGAAGGCATGGGATAACGGGGAAAACCCTGCAGAGGTTATGCCTTTCATTTTAGAAACGCAGTCTACTTCTAACAAAGAAGACTACGGATGGTTAGGGTCAGCGCCTAATCTTTCAGAATGGTTAGACGAGAGAAAAGGTCACGGCCTTTTAGATTTCGAGTATGAGATCCCTAATAAAGATTTCGAAGCTACTTTATACGTAGATAGAAATGCTTTAGAAGACGATCAAATAGGAGCAGTTAGAACTAGAATTAATGACCTAGCAGCTAAAGCTCGTATTCACCCGAGAGCGCTTTTCTTTAAGCAGGTAATGATAGGTGAAACTGAGTTATGTTATGACGGGTTACCGTTTTTCTCGACACTGCACGAAGACTCTGACGCTTCGGGCGTACAGTCTAACCTTTTATCAGGAGCAGGAGTTTCGATTGCTAATTTAAAAGCAGACTTCGAAGCTGCCGAGGCTCAGATGATGGGTTACAAAGATGATAGAGGGGAGCCACTTAACGAGGGCGAAATGAAACTCGTAGTTGTATGCTCTGAGACTCTTAAAGCTAAATTTAATGAGCTTAGAACTTCTAAGCAAATTGACTCTAGCGATAACTCTCTTAATGGTCGTTTTGACCTTATCGTTTCTAGCAGGTTTACTGCTAAATCAGAGTGGTATTTAGCTAACTCTGAAGGAACAGTTAAACCTATCATTAAACAAAATCGTAGAGCGATTGAGTTTAACGCATTAGAAGGAAATTCTGATAGTGGGTTTATGTCTAAACTATGGAAATACGGAATTGATTACCGGGTAGGTTTTGGTTACGGTCTATGGCAAAAAATGGTTAAAGTTAAAAACTAATTTTTAGGACCCTCCCTATAAAGGAGGGTCCTTTATTTTATCGGGGGATATATGGAAAAGACAAAAAAAGTAGCGCTAAAATTAAAGAAAAAACACCCTAGAGGTTTTATGCCTCATGGTAAGCATGAAATTATGCCTATCCCTTTCATTTTTGAGTTAAATGAAGAGGAGCTTAAACTTTTAAAAACTACGGGTCCTGCTCATTGGATCGTAGAGGTAGATAAAAAAGGCGTGGCAGCTAGGACAATTACTAGAAAAGAAATGAGCGAAAAAGATATTTTAATTAAAGACCTTAAAGAAATGAAAGTTAAACTCTCCGGTAATGAGACCATAGAGGATCTAGAAAAGAAAATGAAAGAGGTAATAGATAAATAATGTCAGCGGACTTAATTAACTCCCCCTCATTATATGAAAGTACGGACTTACCGGAAATCAAAAAAGATAAGCTACGGGTACAATCGTTTTTAGAAGACTCTAATATAACGATACCTGATTTATTAAACTTAACTTTATCCTCGGGGTTAACCTCTGGAGAAAATTACGATTTAATAGAGTATGGGGTTAACACCCTAGGGAACGCTATACTAACATATAGTTTTGGGGGTCTAAGTCAATTTCAAATTGTAATTAAGCTAACGTCTCAAGAGCAGTTTAGCTTACAAAAAAGAGCGCCTATTTTTGATCTATTACAAGAAAATGGGGATAGCATATTACAAGAGAATGGGGATAAATTATTAATACAAGGTTTATTAGCATAAGGATATAAAATGGCAGACAGTACTATAACAGACTTACCCGAAATATCGGCTTTAGCCGATGATGATTTATTAGTAGCGGTAGATATAGACGCGGGACCTGCTACGACTAAAAAAATATCCGTACAAAACGCCATAAAAAATAATACAGACGTAGCGGCCAATACTTCTCATAGGGGAGACGTATTAAACCCTCATAGCGTAACTAAAGGTCAGGTAGGGTTAGGTAATGTAGATAATACTAGCGACGCGAGTAAACCTATAAGCTCTGCGACTCAGACGGCGCTAAATAATAAATACGAAGCCTCTAACCCGAGTGGTTTTTTAAATGAGGCTTCTCATGACTCTTTACTGGCGGATAACCCTCATAGCGTAACTAAGGGTCAAATAGGTTTAAGTAATGTAGATAATTTGCAGCAAATACCTATAGCTCAAAAAGGCGCTGCCGAGGGGGTAGCGACTCTAGAGCTAGGATCAAGGTTAACCCCTAGTCAGGCGTCTACCCTCACGGAGGTGGTAGATAATTCTACAGTGACAGACATAACCGAAGCTGAGCTAGAAACGCTTTCAGATAAGTCTATAGCGGACGCTTTACATAGTCACTGGAGCACTACCGTTTATCATTTTAAAGATAAAATAAAGACTAAAAATGCAGCGTATAGCGTACTAGCTTCTATAATCGCTTTAGGGACTGATAACCTACCTGCAGTCTCTTCTATTGCCTATAAAGCAATAGTCAGCGTAGACGGAAATACGGGGGCGTTTAGGATAGTAGAACCCGTAAGCGGAGATATTATAGCAGAGGTTACGGGGATAACGTCTACTGTAAATGAGATTATAACATTTACAGTAAATGCAGCGAATTTACCTGCTACTGAGAAAATATTAGATATTGAGGCGCTAAACGACGGGGGTAGTAACACTAATATAACTCTATTTCAAATAGTAAGGAATTTTTAGTGGGTAACTTAACTACATTTAAATCTTTAATAGATAAAAGTGTAAATGAGCATACAGGTATAACGTGTAGGAAAGGGTGCGCTTTTTGCTGCAGCTATGATGTAAAAATTTTAGTCTTAGAGGGAGTAGAGATTTTAAATAAGATAAAAGAAAATGGAATTTCTTTAAATTTAAATAGTAACTCCTGCCCGCTTCTAGACTTAAATAATACGTGTAAGGTGTACGATATACGACCTATGTCCTGCAGAAAACACATAGTATATAGCGACCCTATTAACTGCTCTAAAGATAATAAGGGCAGTATCACTAGAGTAGAAAATAAAACTATAGAGTCCTCAGTAGAGACGCTACTTTCTACTTACGATACTGTTAATTTAAAAAAATACCTAATGGAAAATGCGTTATGATAGAAATATATGTAAGTGACTACATTGCATATAAAGAAATAGTAGAGCTTAATGGGCTAAAGCATTTTATACGTAATGTAATGGGAGTAGATAAATTATTTGCCCTAGACGATACTGTTACTTATAAGCACGATCTAAACTCTAAGGATAAAGACGACTTCGAAGCTACTCTGGCAAATAGCGCTAATAAAAGAGTAGGCAGTACTCGGGGTGTTTACCCATTTGCTAGTAAAAAATTAGAAAACGATAAAAGTCTAT